AGGGCGCAAATAGCATCATATACCTCTCGACGCTCTTTCAAGAATTTCTCAACATCCTCGAAGTTGTCGAAATCTGATATGATTTCCTGTACTTCGTTCTCATAATAATCAGCAGCATCGCCGGCTGTAAACAAATTATAGTCGTCTCCATAATCCTCTGCTGTACGAGTAAATGGGTCGTACGCCCGATTGCCTGTTCTATACCAAACATTCCAGCCATCACGTCTTTGAAACACCTCTATACTAAGACCATGCTCCTGTGCAAGTTCGTTTGCTTCCTCAAAAGAAGCAAAGCCAATGATAGCCTTTTTTAAGTCAAGAGGATAACCGCTCCGTTCAGATGTTGTCTCAATCAAATCAAGACCTTTCTGTGCTGCTAAATCGATAAAATCATATTGTTTCATATTTTCCCCCGTCATGCCGATAGGTCAGCTTTTAGTTTTATAATTAATTTCGGGCAACCTGATTCTCAACCTTATTAGGTTTTTGGATCTTCGACCCGAACTTTTTTTTTATTCCGGTGTAACCGTCATCTCGAACCTTTTATGTGCAAGGTAAGAGTACTGGCTAAAAGGAAAGTAAGGCA